ATAGCTCCAGATAGAACTTTAAAAGCAGAAGCTGCCGATGTAACAACACTCGCAACTGTAGAAGCCGTCTTAATTGCTGCAAAAGCTGTCGCAATTGATCCTAACGCGACACCAACAGCCTTTAGAGCTCCTTCATGTTTAGTAATAGCAGACATTTTTTTATCAGTATCACTCAGCGCAGGAATAAGTGGTGATATTTTATCAAACGCAGTACCTAGCGCTTTACCAACAGCATTAAGCACGTCTGCGAAAGTTGAAAATGCAGACTTCGCGATCACGCCAGCCATTTCACCTAATGCACTTACTACTGGTTTAACAAAGCTCAATACCACATTCAAAGACTGTGACACAGTCGAAAAGATCCGAGCTATACCACTAAAATCTAGCTTTCCTTTTGCTTTGTCAGCTTCATCACCGGTTAGACCTAACCCTTTTGCTAGACCTTTGACAAGATCAACAGCAAGTGAAAAAGCACCACCCGTGATTACACCTAAAAGACCACCAATAGCTTGCTCAATTGGTTTAATAGCTTCCATGACACGCTCAAAGCTCTTCTTAAAGCTCTCGACATTTTGAGTGACTTCTTTGTTATTCAACACACCCGCCACGTTCGCTTTGAAACTCGTCGCAAACATTGACAAAGTATTTCCGATCGCACCAAATACGCCAGAGAATACACCACCAAGCGCGTCAATGATTTTTTTGTTGTTCTCGATCGTCTTTGTGATCTTGCCAAACGTATCTTGAACAATGTTGCCCAAACCATTAATAGGCCCAGTGATACGGTCCTTCCCAAACGCATCAATGACGTTTTTCATACCGTCGACGACTGCAGCTTGTAAGTTACCGATCGCACCTTCAAAAGTTTTGGTAGACTCAGCGGCTTTTTTAGCACCGTCAGTTTGGCCAAGTTTCATCAAAGCATCACTAAACTCTTGAGCTGTGATCTCACCATTAGCCATAGCGTCACGGAAATCGCCAGTATATGCGCCAGCGTCTTTCATAGCTTTTTGAAGCACGCCAGACGCACCAGGAATAGCATCAGCAAGTTGGTTCCAGTTTTCAGTAGTCAATTTACCAGCCCCAGCGGTTTGAGTAAGCATCATCGCAACTGATTTAAATGTCTCAGCGTTACCACCAGCTTGAGCATTCAAGTTACCCGCCGCTTCTGTCAGCCCCATATAATCTTTGATACCGTTAGCGGCTAACTGGGCTGTTGTATTAGCAATATCATCAAGTCCATAGACTGTTTTGTTAGCATAGTCCATGACCTGATCAGATGTCTTTTTGATCTCATCTTCGCCAAAGCCACCCAGTTGCATAGTTGATCTAAACTTGTCCATTGCGTCGGAAGCGTTAGCACCTTCAACAACGACATCTTTTAGACCGTCAACAAGCATAGACACACCGCTTAGCGCAGCACCACCAAGAAATGAGCCCGCTACGATCGTTTTTAGCCGTGTAAATCCACCGCCAGCGCTCGTAGCTTCCTTGTGAATCGCTCTTAACTTATCACTAGCATTGTCGTTCAATTGAACTTCAGTCAAGATTTTTTTAGGTAGCTTGTTTAGCAACGCTTCATAATCAATCACTTCGCCCTTTTGTGCTTGAGCCAAGATCTCCGTTCGAGTCTTTTTAGGTACTCGTTTTAAAAGACTCGTAAAATCGTCTATGCCCGCTTTTTTAGCATCAGCGTCTAACTTTACCCTTTGCTCTTTAGGAAGCTTACGAAGGCTAGTGATGACTTTTTGTGTACCTTTCTGCGCTTCGCTATCATCAACTTTAGGTGTGATCGCGGCTGTTGGCTTTTTGAGTTCTGCATCAACATCTTTTTTGACGTTTTTTGCCTCGCTTACAACGCTATCAGACGCCTTTTTAAAGTCGCTATCCATCTCACTTCCTGCACCGTCGCCAAGATCTTTGAGTAACCCTTTGGCTAGTTGCATATCGCTTTTAAACTTGTCAAGTGGCATATCAATATCGATCGTAACAATACCATCAGCCATTCAATCACTTCCTTTCTTTTTGATGTTTAGCCATGCTGTAGAAACCATTAAACGCATCATCTGCACGCTGTTCTTGAGCTTTAACGTTATACTTGTCACCTAAAGAAAAATGATCTTTAGCTTGTTGCAATTCATTTAGAGCGTTTCCTTCTAAGCCGTCAATAGGTCGACGTCTTATATCGATGATACGCATGATATAGCTATCTTCGCTCAACCCGTTAAATAACGCTTTGAACTCGTCCCAATGCAGCCTCCTATTTGCTGGTTTATAAAGTTCACGGGCTAAATTGATATGATAGCATTGCATAAAGCTTGCGAAGATCGCTTCTGCATCTTTGGTGTACGAATAATACTTGATAGCTTCCATCTCGTTACCTTCGATATCTCTTGATGGTTCTGATGACCCGTAAGACTGCTGACCAATGTAATTGATAAGCGCATCAGTACCAGTAATAATAAAATCTGGATCTTGTGGCGCATCATCTCCAAAAAACATCTTAAAAGCAGTCAAGAATTTGTGTTCGTTGTCAAGCACGTCATCATCGAGCATTTGGTAGAAAGCTAGTACGTTATCGAAAGCCAAATTGACCGGGTAGAATTTGCCGTTATATTCAACTGAGCGGTTTAATCTTTCGGTCAAACTGATCATTTACATCACTTCCGATTTTTACGCTTTTTTTTGGTATAAAGGCTCATACGATCGTTTTGCTTTTTTTCTTCTTTTTGCTTTTCTTTGATGGAGTCAGTGTAGATATTGCGTAGCTGTCCGATCAAAAAGCTCAACGCTGCGATCTTATTGCCAAACTTAGCATATAAACGTTCTCCTTCACCTTCTCCAAATAACTCATCGAGCGTAGAAGTTAATTTAGCACGCAATTCGTCAAAAACTCCATTAACAAGCTCTTCGCGACCACTTTCGCCCATTTCGATAAGCTCTTTTTCTTTTGTATTGTCAAGTGTCGATAGATATGCTCCCATTTCTGTTTGAAGCTTTGTCAACTTCTTAAACATCTCATCGTTGATCACGATCGGATATACTTTGCCAGCAAGTCTAACTTCTACTTTCGTTGTATTGTCGATAAGTGCATCTAAATTGATTTGTTTAACAGCCATTTTATTTCCTCCATTACCGTCTCACGTTTCTCGTCTCTGTTTGCTTTGTTATTGATTTATTATTCTGTTGCACCTGTTGTTTCAGCTAACTTGAACGTGCCTTCTTCATCTCCCGGCACGACTTGTAACTTGCCGTTTGGAATTACAGGCTCACCATTCATGCCTAAAACAAAACTAAATGTTTGCTTAGCGTTAGCATTACCACCGCTAGCAACGATCGTCATGATAGTCACATGTGCTACAATCATTTCGCCGGTTGAATTTACCCACAACATACGTGTTTTAAGAGCTTCACCAACAGCAAATTCTTTACTTGCAACAAAGTCTTGCGCTTTGTCTCCGTAAACACGATGCCCAGAAAATGACCACTGTGGTCGTTTACCAGTGATGTCATTAGATCCGTAAGCCCCACCATCGTAATAAGCGTCGTTATTAGCTGTTTCGTTACCTGCCGGTGTGACACTGGCGATCCCTTTGGCTAAACGAGCCCACTTCGCGTCTGAAATATCGTCTAATTTATCTCCACCAGTAACATCAATATAATATTGGTTGGTTGAGTTTAATAAAAAGCCGTCGCTGACCGGTTCTGAATTAGCGACTTTTGTAGTATTAATAGCCATTTTTCATTCCTCCTAGTTGTTAAAAGTATCTACTACAACTTGAAAATCAAGCACATATACAGCCACACCTGTCGTATCAGCTGAAATTATATGCGGAAATGATGTAAGTTGTAGCGTATTAAAAATAAAACTCCCGTCCTGACTCACAACAGAAAACTCGTGATCGCCAAGTAATTCAGCAATAGAAAAAAGGCATTGATTGATCAACGCCTCATCATCCGATCGCATAGCGATCTCAAAATTAAACTGTTCTGTTTTGTTACCTTCGTAATCACAGCTGATCACGTTTGATCCTGGCAACATGTAAAGTCTTAGTTCCGGAATCTTTTTACCATTCATGTACCCACGTTTGATAGCAACAGGTAAATCGATGGTATTTATCGTCTTTTGCAAAACACTTTCTAGATCCATCGTCAGCCCCCTTTCGTCCAACCAACAATAAATGCTTGCTTCCAGTCATTCATGTACAAAGACTTAGCTTTTAAATCCCATCTCTTGGTAGCAAGTGGATGCTGATTGCGTGTGTAATTGACTACTGGGCTACCATTGACAACGCCGTAAAATTGAGCTCTTGCATACGGCGCTTGCCAACTGATGTGATTTTTAAACGTATGGCCAGTATTAGACAAGTGCCCGCTTTTGAACGGAACAAATTGATCCATGTCAGCCGCTGCCTGATTGGTCGCGTGATATAAAGCTGAGTCAAGCCTACTTGATGAACTCTTTTTATCAAAGCCATCACCATGAAAAGAAACCGCCACACCCATCACAACACCTCCAATTCATAGCTGTAAACACCGCTTCCGAAAGGATCTTGATTGACAACGACATTAGTGATAGTCCACTCCTTGCCATCATATTTGAGCTTGTTGCCTACATCTTCTCTCGAAAGTTCAGGCATTGGATCTGTTATGCCGGCAAACAAAAAGACAACTGCATTAGCCGTGATGACACGACTATTACCGTTGCCTGCGTATATCGTTTGCTCTTGTACGATCACATTATTTACTTGTGTTGTTTTCTCTGTTTTGATTGGTTTGCCCCAATCATCTGTTTCATCACTGACATTGTTCTCGATAAATTCTACTTTTTGGTTACACAATTGTTTGCTTATCCGTGGAATATTTACCATGTTGATGCCACCCCACGATACAAAAGACCATAATGCGCTAAAAGTGTGTAGGCTTCACGACATAAGCCAGCAACGACCCTATTGGATACTTTATCTCCCGGTGTAAGTGATAACCGTCCGATCGACACACTCGAAAAGTTAGAGTTAGCCATATCATACGATGTTCCACCACCAGCATTGATAAAATCGATTTGTTCACAGATTGCACGCTTAAATGCTTGGACCCGCAAGCCGAACGTATCTTCTTCAATATTACGGATAACATAGAAGTCTCGAGTTGCGTTATCGATCATACGTTCAGCCTTTTTTGCAATTCTATCAAAATCATTAGTATCTACAGCGTCATACCCTAAACTTACGTAGTCTTCAAAACTAATATACACGGTTATCACCACCTAACTATTTTGACTTAGCTGGTTGTGTTGCCACATAAATAGCTTTCTTGGCGTTCTCAAAAATAACAGCATCATAGTAGCTTAAACCCTTGATCGTCCAACGATAGCCTGAACGATCATCTTCCGGCGAGATAACATCAATTGTGTTATATTTTACGATCGGTGCCACAGCAAATAATGGAACTGCCATGAAATTAACGTCATCTGCGATACTTAATCCTTGCAGACGTTGCTTAGGTACTGTCAAAATTGGTGTGCCTCCATCTAATTGAGCAACACGGCGATCGATACCGTTGATTGACTGTTGATTTACTGTAAATGACTTATTAACTCCGTCAGAATTCTTTAGTGCTTTATAGTAATCAGATGACACAAGCATGATCCATCCGCCCGGAATTTCGTTATCTGTCATGTATTGTTCTACATCATCATAAGCCGCTAACGCATTCTTGCTATCGATACTATCAGTCACTAACTTACCACCGTTAGTTGCTGTATCATATAGCTTTTGAGCCATGAATTTATCACGATGTGGCACTGTGATACGCTGTGTGTGTTCACGTACAACATTAGCTACTGTATATGCTCCATTTTCAGACATATCAAGCTGATCTAAGTCGTAACCGATCCATTCTTCTTTAGTAAGTTCAATTGTTTCTTTTGTGACATTTACATTTTTACGTGCATTGTCGCCATTACGAACATATGCTGTTGCATCAGCAAATCCATCCATTTTGTTGATACGTACTGAACGAACTCCAGTGAAATCCGCAGCACTGATCGATTTAGCTCCACCCGTTAGAGGTTGCCAAATCTTTGAATCAGCATGAAATTCACCATCAATTTTCGCTAAGTCTTTACTGTCTAATACGACTGTCATCTGTAATTCCTCCTATTCGTTTGCCATTCGTCCGGCAATCTTTGAAATAATTGGATCAACGTTAGTTTCTTTTCCGCTATTATTGCCTAGCTCTGAACCAACTACGATCCGTCCGTTTGGTTGTGCTTTCTCATCTTCAAATAAAAAGGCATTGTCTTTTTTGATTACTTCGAGCTGATCATCAAAGCCACTCAACTTACCGTCATTACCAACAGTAATATCATCTGCTTTTAGTAACGCTTGAACGGCAGTGACATTCTTTGCATTTGCATCTCTCAAAGCGTTTTGGATCTTGAATTCTTTAGCCTGTTTAGCAAGCTTAGATTCGTAATCCTTTGATGCTGCCTTGTTATCGTCTTGAAGTTGCTTGATCTGATTTTTTAATTCTTCACTATCACCAGCAGACTTCTTGAGATTATCAAGCTGTTTATCACGATCGGTAACTTGCTCTTTCAAGCTGTCACGCTCACTAGTTAGTGATTGAATATTGTTTGTTAGATCAGAAACAGTTTTACCATGTTCGGTCATTACTGATGTGATCTGTTCATCAGACAAGCCACGTTCTTTTAAAAACTCTCTTGTTAAAGCCATGCAATTCTCTCCTATCGTGTTTATTTTTCGTGGAACGCTCCACGAGATCGACTGCATAAAAAATAAGCCTTTTAACGACTTGCTCAGGTCGAACTATTAAAAAATACCGGTAATATCAAAGCGGATTGACATTGCCAACAATATCAGATATTCCCTTGATCGATTTCTTTACTTTTTGTATCGTGCTATTTTCATGTAAATAAGAAATCCCTTTAGGACTGATCATGATATCGTTTTGAAGATGCTTTCCCGCATAATCTTCGATATACGCTGCATTAAGAATAAACCCTTCTTCATCTAACGTATCAAAGATATATTCAAAATATCGATCGTTGATTCCTAACCATTGTGGAGTTAATTTATTAGCATCAACATCTTCGCCATTTTTCAAACAATTATACAAATACATCAGAACTCGATAGACCAAAACGTAATAATCATTTTTAGCCATTGTCCACCTCGGATATTTCCTTTATTTCATCCTCAGATATTGAGAGTCCTGTCTCAAAACCGGGTTTATTAACATTGACTACATCTAACCACCATTTTCCGTCGTCAGAATCGTACGGGGTTTCAATACTACTAACATACCCCGTCCATTCTACATCCTCAATATCAATTATCCTAACATTTTTTCCTAGATATTTATCCATACTAAGCATCCTCATCATCTCCATTCATTTGTTTCTTAAACGGAACGATATGTGTACGTCTTTTCGAATGATGGATTTTAATCCAATCTGTCTCTTCACCGGTATTATAATCAATACCTACAATATGGTCAACTTTAACAATTTCCCTATTGTCCCAAAGGCCTTTTCTATTTTTCTTAATTCTTCCCTTACCTGCATATTCATCAAGTAATGCTTGCGGATCTTCATTATCATACAAATAGCTCTTGCCTTCTACTCTAGTAGACTCCATATGTGGGGCTTGTTTCTCTGGATTGATTTCTTTCCCCCACTGACCACTTTTCAACATTGTCTCGACATGAATTTGTGACGGTGTTTTATCTACCTTATCAATTTCGATAAGATTTTGGGCTATTTGTTCTCTAGAATAATCGCGTGCTAAAACTTGATGTCTTTCACTAGAATTAGTCTCTGAAATTAGCGCTCTAAGCTTTTTTTGGCGATTTTTGATCAATGTTTTAGCTCTTATAATTTCAGCTCTATCACCTAATTCTTCCGCAACTCGCAAGCGTTTCTTAGCGTCTCTGATAGAACGTTCATACTGACGTTGCTTTTGTTGCAAACCAGCATTCTTGATTGCTTCTTCTGGTGTGACTGTCGGATGCTGGTTATTAGTATTTATATTTTCTGAGAATGGATAAAAATTGTGACGACAATTAATACCAAGCGTCCCACTAGGTTGACCATAGCCATGATTATAAATGCTGTCATACTTAGGGTTATATTGTGGATCATTTGGCGGGACCATATTGACAACATGTCCTTGTATCGGTGCACAAGCTTCACGGCTTGCCATGTGCCAACTCATGACACACAACGTTTGCCCGTAGTCCTGCATACGTTGAGTTCTGAGCTCGTGATACGTTCGATTTACCGTTGTAGTGATCACGGTGCGGGTATAACCTTCTATACTCCATTGATGCCCAGCTTTGTCCACCATATTTGATTTTAGGCCTGCATCAACTTGCTTATAGATCGCATCTTTGATCGCTTGTTCGTTGGTTTTTAGGCCCGTCATACTCTCAATAGTCGCTTGTTTTAAAATCGCTTGGTATGCTCGCATTGGTGCACTATTGCCAAAATTACGAGTTAACAGCGTATGATTGACGTTGTTATTTAAATCATCCCAAGTTTGTTTTCTAAGCGCATCTAGTAGATCGCTAGCTTTGTCGCTGATAGGCAAAGCCTTATGTTGCATACGTTGCAACTCTTGATCACTTTCGTCAATGATCGCCATTCCATTTGTTTCCACAAAGTCATAAATAGCTTGTTGCGATAGTCCGTCATAGTTTGCTACTAGCTTGATTATCCGCTCGTTTAGCACACCCATTTTGTTAAGTTGGTCAAGTTGCCACTTAAGTACATCTTCTTTAGCCACATTAGCAAAATCAGCATTTTTGAGAGCATTGATGATCTCACTAAAAATGCGCTCTTCAAGGTTTGAGTACAAATTGATGATGTTGTCACCAGCTTGTTGCATGCGATCTCTTGCAGTCATGATTATTCAACTTCTTCCGGTTCTTCATCGATCGAATTAGCGCTGAAATCTGGACTCTCTGCGTCAACTTGCTTTAGCCATTGTTTAGCTTCTTGCTCAGATAGTCCATAATTACGCATCAAATATTGCAATTTTGGCATGATACTTGCAGCAACATCTGTACGCTCTTCTTCTTTTTGCTTATCTTTATCGACAAAGACGCCATCATCAAAATGCGTATCGATCTCAACGTTAACATCGCCTGTATAACGAGCTTGTCCATCACTAAATAACTCACCGATTGAAGCGACTTCTAAAATAGCTTTGCAGAGATCTTTAATAAAGCCCTCGACCTGCGTTAGATAACTTGATCGAGTCTGATAAGTCTTACTGTTATTTGACACGACTTCTGTAGCTGTCGTGATAGATCCATTTGAACTAAGACTAAATGTTCCAGCACTAAAACCGACATAATCTTCAAACGATCGCAACAAAATATCTAATGAGTCATGATATTGGCTCGCTCTAATTTCTGGCGTTAGATTTTGTATACCAGATTCAGCTGAATCACCACGCAATTTAACATAAACATCTTGATCAGTATCAAACACCATTGGCATTCCTTCACTGATAGAGTCATCAGCGTTATAGTTGATCTCAGACCTAAGAAATTCTTCTGGGATACCGATTTTTCGTTTCCCGAGCTTAATTTCACGATAGAACTGATCATAAATTTGATTGATCGTCTTCATCTGCACTAGTGCACGATCCGCAAGGCCTAAACCAAGTGGCGACTCTAAATTCTTGCTGTTTCTTCCCGGTGTTTTCAAATATGCAAAGATAGGAGCTTCTATGATGTCATCGAATACCACCACTTCTTGCATATTAGGATATAGCAACGAAAGACTAACTTGCATTCCAATTACATCAACCTGCTCAGACCTATAAAGCTCGTTGGTGATCTTATAACTTGTAGGACCTGTCCACTCATGAAACTCTAACAGCGTATAATATACAGGCATATCATTTTCAGTTTTAACGGTTCGACTAGCGAAAGCAGCCTCTGAAATACGATCAGTATTGTTGCGTAGTGGATAGAATTGCTTTGCGTACGCCCACGCTATCCTAATATTATCTTGATCATCAACGTAAGGTCTTGCAGCAACTCCACCCAGAGCGATCGCAGTTTCAAGTTTTTCTTCAAAAATTTGATTGAAGTGGTTTTGTACTAGCACAGACTCGATAAAATTATTAGCTTCTGCATCTTTAGCAGAGATCTCGCACTGCTCATTGAATAGGATAGATGCTAAGCGCTCACAAGCTTTCTTGTCTAGCTCTGAACCATGAAAAGGACGTCTGCGCTTATAGCCATTACTTGTCAAATATTCAACTTTCGGAAACTTATTTTGATAGTATTTCAGATTCATATCAATACGATCATACTCGCTTTGACTAATAGCGATGCGCTCATCATCCGTGATCTTGTTAAGTTGTTTCACCATACCTACTTTAGCGCCCCCTTTCCTAAATAATATTTTTATTCGGTCAACGATATTCAAAATCGCACCTCCTTAATATTTCAAGCCAAAATCACGTTCGTTGTCCCTGAATAGATATTGCTCTGCATCGCAAGTATGATCTCCCTCTTTAATTACTTTGGGATCAGCACTTTCAAGCGTGTTTTCGTCCCACCGATAATTTCGATGTTCTTCAACGTAGATTTTGTTAGCGTTAGTGTCCAAATAAAATAATCGACCTTGCGCAGCTATGTTCTGCACACGGTCGATCATATCTACTTTTTTTAATTTGCTAACTTTATGCCATCTAATGCCATAATCACGATACATTTGATTATCTAATGCACCTTCTGCACTATCCATTGTTCTCCGTCTCGGTTGTTTCTTCCAACGCTTATTGTTTCTGTCCATGAATGCCTTTAGATCCTGTGACAACTCAACAGGCGCTTTCTTTCTAGCTTTACCTGCTGGACTATAGTAGTAGCAGTCTAACAAGACTATCTTTCCTTTTCGTGTCAGACCATAGCAAAGACAAGTAGTAGCGGATACTTCATGCCCAACGTCAACAGTGTAATAGATATGCAACAGATAATCATCATCCGGGAACTCGCTGAGAGCATGAAAGTTATCCATGTTATAGATATTGGTACCCAACCCAACAACTTCACCAAGGTACAACCACCGATAATAATCTGGATCATTTTCCTTGTACTTTTCAATGAGTTTCAACTGTTGCTCAGTCGTGAAACCTAGCTCGTCATCTAGGTAAGTACTCGTATCGACAAAATAGTCTGGATCGTTTTCTTTATCAGTCACCCACTCATTTACCCAATCGTAGGGGTTTCTTGGTGGGTTATAACTAAAGAACACTTGCACCGTATCGATATACCTCGCTTTTTGCCGGATAAATGTTGGGATCGCTTGGTCAAATACATCCGGGCCCTTCATGTTCGCAGCCTCCTCAAACCATACCGAAACAATGTCACGCACCGTATTTGATTTAAGCTTGAACGGATCATCGGCACCATAAAAATAAAACGTGCTCCCTGTCCGTCTATGAACGATCCTGAGCGGGGATGAGTATGCTCTGAACTCATCTGAAACGTTTAATAGATCCATAGCCCACAAAATTTGATTATATACACTATCGCGCAAGTATGTTGCGTTCTCTCGCACACAGATCACGTTAGCCTTACGATTTTCTTGTACTTGTTGCAACACATTGACAACTAGGCGCAAACTGATCACAGATGATTTGAACGACCCACGACCGCCCTTAGCGATGATATACGGCTTTTTAGTGTTCCACATACCGTAGAAATGTGGGTTTATCTGTTCAGATAGCTTTACAATATTAGTCATCTTTTCTAGTCTCCTTGATGTCATCTACAACAACTGTCTTAGGTTTATCGCTTGTATCATCAGCACTTGGCAGACGCTCAAGCAATTCTTTCATCGCTCTTTGCTTGTCATACATCTCGACAACAGCTTCACCATCATTGATACGAATACTCTTGATGTTAGACGTGTCAATCTTACTGCTATCTTTAAGCAAGACTAGATTTTCGTAATAGAATGCTTGTTCTCCTGTTTCTGGATCGATTTTAGGATCTAAACGATAGTGACCGTTTGCATCTTCATACTCGCCCGTGTCGTCAGGTACTTTATTCCACTTAAGACGCTTGACTGTCTTAAATTCTAAAACGTCTGTAACATCGCTGTGAGCTTGTTTAAGATAGCTGAGCATAATATCATTAGCCGTTGCATAAAGTTCCGCAGACTGTTGTTTTTTTAGCTCTGTGAGTTGCTTTTTTATCTCTACATTTCTCAACAATCTTGAACCTGCTCTCATCGCCGTCCCATAGTCAGCACCATATGCTTTTTGATATGCCCAAGTAGCATTGTAACGTTGCAAATAATACAGACAAAAGGCTTTCTGACGGTCTTTTAGCTCATCGTTTTCGACTAGCTCATCGATCGCATCTGGACTTCTTGCCTGTGCAACTTTACTCTTTTTTGTGTGCACCCTTTTTTGCTTTTTGTGTGCACCCTTTTTCTTGGTTGCATCCCTTTGCCAACCATTGCGACTTTTCCACGACTTGACAGTATTGAGTGACACGCCATACTTTTCGGCAATGTCCTTATACTTCATTCCAGCTAAATAGTCCTTTTCAGCATCTTCAATGCGACTCACTTCATATCACCCACCTCCAAAGCAGTTTTATTATTGTTATTGCTATTACTTAGCCATAAGCTTGTCCATGAGTTGCTTTTCTTTCAAAACTTCACTCTCGAACTTTTTATGTTTTTTCTTGCTGGTCTCACGATCAAGCTTATTAATTAGATACTCTTCTAAGCCGCAACTCACGAGACCAGCATCTTTTGTCTGTTTCATATTGCTTCCTTTCTGCAAAATAAAAAGCCAGCCGTTAAGCTGACTTCCTAAAAGTTTTCATTGTAAAATTTTTCTAGTTCTTGTAATTTTCGTTTGTATTTGATTTTAGCCTTGATGTCATCGAAGTCATCCGACAGATCATGCAAGCCTTC